CTGCTGCTGCTGCTCCTGCTGCTGCTCCTGCTCCTGCTGCTGCTCCTGCTGCTGCTCCTGCTACCATCGAACCTGCCCTTCTGTCAGACATCGATATGAACAATGAACTGGTCGCTGAGTCGAAACGAATCGGTGATACTGATGCTGTCAGAAATGCAATGAGTGAGCTTGGCCTTACGTCAGTGACTGGCTTAACTGCTGATGTTCAGAACTCATTGTTGTTAGTTGTTCGTGCGATTCAGTCATGAGCGAAGGTCATGCAAGGTTAGGTCCATCGAATAAGCGATGGCCTGAATGTCCGGGGTCAGTGCGTGAAGAAGAACGCTATCCTGACATACCCGGCGAAGCTGCCATCGATGGTACAGGATCACACCTGTTGCTTGAGATGTGTCTCGATAACAATGTACCCGCCATTCAGTACGACCAGCAGATCATTGGTGCCAATCACCATGATAACCCCGGTGGATGGTTGATCGATCCAGCTCGTTGTGGTCGTGTGCAGATGGCGTTGGATTACGTCACTCGTCGTGTTGCTGAGTTGAAAGCTCAGTTTGAAGGCTGTCAAGTCACTGTTGAGTCTGAGCAGAAATCAGATCCAGGTGGTGCATTCGGTCGTGATGATTGGTGGGGTACATGTGATATCACCATCACAGCACGTGACAAGATGACTGCTGAAGTGTTCTTCATTGAAGTCGCTGACTATAAAGATGGTCGTGGTTATGTCTCTGAGAAATGTAACAGTCAGAACATTAGCTATCTCTTTGGTAAGATGCGACCACACATTGCCAGTGGTCCTGAGTTAGTCAGACCGTTTGACGGTAGTAAGATCGGTGCTATCAGAATGACGATCATTCAACCGAAGACTAACCCAGTGATTCGCTATGAGTGCTCGACTCGACCTGAAGATGGTGTCGCTGTGATTAATATCATCGCCGCCGCTGAACGGTTGTCTACAGCTGCACACGCAACTGACGCAGATGATGCACCACTGAACCCTGGTGATCATTGCCAATGGTGTAAAGCCAATCCTAAACGCGGTGGTCATTGCACTGCGAAAACCGATCAATCAATCCAGACGGTGACTGATATGAATATAATTTCAATGAGTCCAGAATTGGTAACTGATGATGGAACCCTGCTTGACCTGATCAGCAAAGCTGTATCAGATCCGAAGTCGTTGCCAGTTGAAGTGCTATCTCAACTGGCTGACGCTGAAGAAGGGTTCCAGGCTGCATTCGACAAAGTGAAAGCTGAGATTCAGGAACGCATTGAACAAGGTGACAGTGTACCTGGTTATGCAATGGTGCCGGGTCGTGGTTCTAACATCTGGAATGAAGATGAAGAAGTCATCGTCAAGAAACTGAAAGCACGACGATTGAAAAAGGATGACATCTATCCTATGAAACTCATTTCACCGGCACAAGTTCTGAAGTTAGAACAGCTAACTGATGATCAGAAAAAGCGCATTGAGAAAGACTTGATCACGTTCAAGGGTGGTACATTGCAACTGAAGAAAGTTGCTCACGATCATCAAAGTGAGAAAGTTGTTGCACAAAGTGGTACAGATGATGTACAATCAAACGCAGTTGAACTGATGTTCGCTGATGTTCCTAAAATCCAGGCAGAAGAATCTGCTGAAGTTTCATTTTTATAAGAGGTGACTTAGTCATGCCATTAGTTAAAGGTATATTATCATTCCCTACGCTGTTCACACCGAAGGCAGCGAAGGGTTCAACGGATTTAAAATACAGTATTTCTGTATTGCTTCCGCCAAATGACCCACAGATCGCAGCTATTAGTGCTGAGGTTGAAGCAGCAAAGCTCAACGGTTGCCCCAGTGGTTACGATGGTAATCGTGAATGCTTAGCTTTGTACGACACCAAGTATGTGGGTAAGGATTATTACGATCCACGTTTCAGTGGATGGTGGGAGTTCAGCTGTACCGCTAAAGAAGATGATCGTCCTGCTGTAGTTGACATGGCACGTACACCGATCATTGACCCAGGTGCAGTCTACTCAGGTATGGTCGGTCATGTAAGTGCTGGTATCAGTTACTATCCTAAAGGTACAGCAGGTATCGGCGGCTGGTTGAATGGTGTCATGGTGACAGCAGAAGAACCACCAATGGGTCGCCTCGATGGTAAGCCCTCGGTTGATCAGATGTTTGCGAGTGCCGACGCAGCACCTGCACCACATGTAGCCGCTAATGGTGCAGCCATCACTGCTCCTGCTGCTGCTCCTGCTGCTGCTGCTGCTCCTGCTGCTCCTGCTCCTGCTGCTGCTCCTGCTGCTGCTCCTGCTGCTGCTGCTGCTGCTGCTGCTGCTGCTGCTGCTCCTGCTGCTGCTGCTGCTCCTGCTGCTGCTCCTGCTGCTGCTGCTGCTCCTGCTGCTGCTCCTGCTGCTGCTGCTGCTCCTGCTGCTGCTCCAGTCGCATTGCAGATGACAGCAAAGGCCAACGGTGTGACGCTTGAGACTTATCTGGCGACACCAGGTTGGACTGAACAAATGTTAATTGATCAGGGCTTAGCCATTCGACCTTCATTTGTGTAAACAATAGTGGTAAGCGGTTACAGGATTGGGCGTGTTCCCGTTGTAACAAATGCTGCCACACTCTTTAATTTAATATAGGATTAGTAATATGAGTGATTCAAATTGTTCAATGGAAATGCCCATCTATGATTGTCATAAACAGGTGCACGCATTGAAGATTAAAAGCATTGAGCCTTCAGAACTCGATGACGGTGGTTCAACTATTACACCAGAAGAAAAAGGTTATGCACCATTCTACGTTGATAATGACTATGTAGAAAAGCATGAACCGAAAGCAGGTGGATATTATGTTGTTTATAAAGGCGGTTATAAATCATTCTCACCTGCTGATGCTTTTGAAAGTGGATATACACCGCAGTTAATTCCTGCATAACAATTACTCCTGCCTTTAAGCCCTCCTTCGGGAGGGTCTTTTTAAAGTGACACTGGTTTAATATAAACAATTATTTTTATATACGGTTGCTTATTAGACTTATCATCATGTAGTGCATTCGTGATCAGTGTCACTTTAAAAAGAATAATGCTGACGCTGGATTGCAAGCGGGGTTCGAGACCCTGGGTAGATCGAGGATGATCCGCATCACTCACGAAGTGATATAAAAGCCGGTGCATGGTGGTTCGATTCCACCAGTCAGTACCATTTAATAACAACGAGGTGACAGTGATGGAGCTATACGAAATTCAAAGAGCGTTGAGTAAAGCGAGATCAGAGCTAAAAGCCGTTGAAGATAACGCGAGTATCATGGCTGATTTAATCGCTGGTAATTTAAGATCGATACCAGCTTATAAATTGAAACGATTAAAGAAAGAACTCCGTGATTTCAATATGCACACTCAGACGTGGATGAGGTGACAGTGATGAATGACAATAACGATGACGGTATATCGCAGGTGTTAATCTCTAAAGCTGAATGGTTGCTGAAATATAAACCAGAAACAGCTGATGAAGCCTTTAATATGCTGTACGAACAATTCAATGAACAGACAGAAACAATGCTAGAGCTGACTGCATCGATGATCAGTCGTCCTCCTATGAAAAAAATTACAAAATGGTATGAATTCTGGAACCCGCAGAGTGGTTTTATCGGGGGGATAATAATGGGTGTTGTACTTTTAATTATTATGTGGTTTATATCGCACAAATGATTAACCCCGACTTCCTCTACGGTATGACAACCGGTGACATCAGGTATGACATCGAAACGTACCCCAACGCGTTCACCGTGTGGTTCTACCACCCTGGAACACAGCGTAAGTGGTACTTCGAGATCAGCTTCAGACGCAATGATATACAGTCGCTGTGTCAATTCATGGAAGTGATGGCTGAGCAGCAGTGTCGCATGGTTGGGTACAATAACATCGGGTTCGATTACCCGGTGATGCACTTCATCTATCGGAACAGGCACTCGTGCATCGGTGTCATCGACATCTACAACAAAGCGATGGCGATCATCGAGGCGCATGGTCCAGCTAAGTTCGCACACATGGTGTGGGAATCTGACTGGATCGTACCTCAGATTGATCTGTACAAGATCCATCACTTCGATAACATGTCAAAGGCGACTAGTCTCAAGGTACTTGAGTTCAATATGAGAATGGATAGCATCGAAGACTTACCTTTCCCCGTTGGCACCATGCTAACCAGTGAGCAGGTTGACACTCTCGATGAGTACAACTGGCACGATATTGTTGCAACTGATATGTTCGCTGATCGCACTGAGAAGCACATCAAACTACGTGAAGGTTTATCAGAACAATTCGGTGTCAACATGATGAACATGAGTGACGTGAAGATGGGTGAAACTATCCTTGTCACCGAGATGGAGAAACGAGGTATCTCATGCTATGAATACGATGGTAGGAAGAAAATCAAGAAGCAGACGAAACGCGAATCAATCGACCTGTCGCAAGTCATGTTCCCGTATGTTAATTTCGAGACATTACCATTCCAACAAATCAAAGCGTACCTGGAGTCAAAAGTCATCACAGAAACCAAGGGTGTGTTCAAGGGACTCATCGCATCTGTTGATGGACTCGACTACCACTTTGGCACAGGTGGATTACATGCCTCTGTTGAATCACAGGTCATCCACACTGATGATCGATACCAACTTGTTGATGTTGATGTTGCTAGTTTTTACCCTAACCTTGGGATTAAGAACAAGCTCTACCCGGCGCATCTAGGTGAGGCATTCTGTGACGCGTATCAAGGTGTCTATGAAACACGTATGACTTACCCGAAGAAGACCGCAGAAAATGAAGCATTCAAGCTGGCACTGAACGGTGCCTATGGCGGCAGCAACAACGACTACAGCCCGTTCCTCGATTCGTTCTACACCATGTCGATCACCATCAATGGTCAACTGCTGCTATGTATGCTGGTCGAGCAGTTACTGAAGACACCTGGTCTACGCATGATCCAGGCCAATACTGACGGTGTGACTTACCTGTGCCCTCATGAGTATCTTGAACACACTCGATCAGTGTGTCGATGGTGGGAGCAACTGACAAACCTTGAGCTTGAAGAAGTGTTGTACAGTCGCATGTTCATACGTGATGTGAACAGTTATATTGCCGAGTATAGTGACGGCAAACTCAAACGAATCGGAGCGTACGCACATGTCACAGCTGAAGAAGACCCCGGAACCAGAGAGTTGCCGTATCACAAAGATTGGTCAGCACGAGTCGTTGCACTCGCTGCTGAAGCTGCGCTCGTACGTGGTGTTGATATACGTGAGTTTGTTACTAATCATGATGACATATTCGACTTTTTTCTTCGCACAAAAGTACCACGATCCAGCACCCTTGAATGGGGAGGTGAGCAGGTCAGCAACATTGTACGATACTACATCAGCACAGATGGCAAACCACTTGAAAAAGTGATGCCACCGAACGGTGAGCCAGGTGAGTATAAACGCGCGAACAAGTTGACTGATCAATACTTCAACGAGGTCATGACTGAGATTGGTTTCGGCGTACATGATGAACGCATCCACACTAAGAACAAATCAACCTACGGTGAGCGTCGCAGTGGTATTAATACAGGATGGGATGTGATGGTGTGTAATAATATTTCTCAGGATGAATGGGTGCAAAGTAATTATCACCCGCGTGATTTGAATCATGAATGGTACATTCAACAAACAGAAAAATTAGTGAAACCACTGTTGCAAGGTTCAATGTGATGTGGTACAGTGTGCTACATGAACAAACAACAGTGGAAAAAATTCTATAGGACTTTACGTATAGTCCGTCGAGAAGCCTACAAAGTTACTTTAGACATGATGATCTATGGTACGGGTACGATGATGGTTTCTGATGACGGATCAGATCCTAAACATGTTCCGATTGAAGAAATGCTAATTGATGAGGTGATGAGTGATGAAAGTAAAAAAATGGTTAACAGTTAATAACAAAGGTGCTTGTCGAGTAACTAAGGCAAAGCCTGGGCTAGATTGGAATGAAGTTGCTATCTTTTTAGAGATAGAGTTACCTGATGCGTTATTTAATAAGCCGCGACTTGAGGCGAAGATAACCGTACCAGATGAGGCTGCGGTTAGTGATGTAATTGAAAGCGTTGTTGCTGAGAATGTGCAAGAAGCCATTGAACAGGCAACCGGTCTAACATTCTCCGTTGCCGTTGTACAATCATAACAATCGAATAAGGTAACTATAATGAACAACACAACAGTAAAAATTAAATACAGCAACGGTTCAACTCGTGAGTTCGTCGCCAGTGATGAGCTTGAGAAGTCGATCAACAACGGTGAGATGTTTAGCGTCACCACGATGCACAGCGATATGGGTGCCGATGAAGAGGCTGCGCTGTCGAAGATGTATGCAGGCAACCCGATGAATGCGCTGGGTCACATGATGATGATGAAGCGTAACGCTGAGAATATGGTCGCAGAAGAACCAGAGATGAGTGTCGCTGTTTCAATATTAACAGCGTGTATATCGCTGCTGAGTAATGAGATCACATCTGATGGTTCGGGGATGTCAATGCCCTCTTACGAACAGGTTGTGGATAGAGCTGATCGGGAAGATAAAGTTGGAGAAGGTCAATACCGATGTGAGATGTGCCAAGGTGTATTTGATGAAGGGTGGTCTGACGAAGAAGCACATAAAGAAGCTGATGCTAATGGTCTTGACCCCGCTGAGTGTGGTATTTGTTGTGATGATTGTTATAAGAAAACATCATACTACACACCACCGGACGAGGAAGGTCATAAATGTCCTGCAATCAACGCACCGTGTGAACATTTCGCTGAACCGTGTGACGGGGAACTTGTTTATTGCACTCATCCTGATAATTCTGATAAAGATCATGTAGGTAATTGCACCAGTTTTCTCTGCCCTCTCTGTACTAACGGCGGCGGTTAATGGGTGTTCGTGAAAACAAAGTCGAACGCTACCTTGACACCGAGGTGAAGAAGATCGGGGGAATCACTCGTAAGTGGGTTAGCCCTGGGCGTGATGGTGTGATGGATCAAATCTGCTTTCTGAACCCTGAGTGGTTTGTCGAGGTTAAAACAACTGACGGGGTTCAGGAACCGCACCAGTATCGTGAAGCTCTACGATTGATAAATACCGGCGCGAGGGTTGCAATTGTTTATGGCAACAACGGTGTGGATAAATTCATCGAGTGGGTGAAGGTTCGCCGACATGATCAACCGCAGGTTCAGGTGGTGTTTAAGTGATTAAGGTAAATCAGAAAGAAGTAGATCCTAAGACTGGTGACTGTATGAGGGCATCAATAGCCAGCGTGCTAGAAGCTGAATTGGAGGCTGTGCCACATTTAACAAGAACAGTTCAAGAAAAGTGGTTCACTGTGATGTATTACTTTTTCATCTCATATGGATTTAAGTATTCTGGTATGTGGTGGCCTACCAATGGTAAGAGAAAGCTAAGAAAGAGAGACTCAATTGGCGGGTTTTACTTAGCCTCGGTCTACAGCAGGACATATCCGAGAAAGAGAAACATCACTCATCTTGTTGTGATGGATTCTAATTGGAATGTTGCGCACGATCCGCATCCTAATAAAAAATGGCAAGATGAAAGCCTATTGAATAACCCAGATCTTGAATCAATTTATAAGTTCAGAACGATGAACAAAACAGACAAGTGTTATTGGCATTATTTAAATGATTGACCTACTCCACCCGCAACAATTACATGACTATCAGAAGCAGTGCGTGATGCACATGCTTCAACATGACGACTCAATGCTGTGGCTTTCGATGGGATTAGGTAAAACGCCAGTCACACTTACCACAATCGTTGACAGGATGCGTGCAGGTCAGGTACAGAAGACACTGGTGTTCGGACCACTACGAGTCATACAGGCTGTGTGGGCACGTGAGGCAAGGAAGTGGAGTCACACTAAGCACCTTCGATTCAGCGTTGTACACGGCACCAAAGAGAAACGATCACGCGCACTGTTCGCAGATGCTGACGTGTACCTTATCAACTATGAAGCAATGAATTGGCTCGCGGAACAACTGGATCACTACTACATCAGCCAGGGTAAGCCACTGCCGTTTCAAATGGTAGTCTATGATGAAGTGTCAAAGCTGAAGAACAGCACCACGCTACGCATGAAGGGTGGTAACCGTGACCGCAAAGATAAACGTGGTGAGTCATTCAAGATCAACGTCACTGGTTGGCGTAAGATCCTGAACCACTTTAAATATCGAACCGGCCTCACTGGTACACCTGCATCAAATGGTTACCTGGATCTTCATGGTCAGTTCTTAGCAGTCGATGGTGGTCAACGCCTGGGTGAGTTCATCACTCATTATAAAGACAGCTACTTCGTCAGTGATTACAGCGGGTGGAAATACTCACCGACTGAATTAGGCAAACAGTGGATCGAGCACAAGATCAGCGACATCACTGTGAAGATGGATGCACGCGACTACCTCGATCTACCTGATGTCAAGATGACGAATCTGATGGTTGACCTGCCAGCGGCAGCACGTAAAGCCTATAAAGAAATTGAGAAGAATATGTTCACTCAGCTCGATAGTGGTAGTGAGGTCGAGGTATTCAGTCGATCATCGGTGTCAAATAAATGTTTACAGTTCTGCAATGGCTCCCCATATCTCAGCAGTGAGTCACCGGAGTTTGAAGTCATACATGATGCGAAGCTGGATGCACTGGAAGAGGTGCTGGAAGAAGCCGGGGGATCACCGGTGTTGTGTAGCTATTCATTCACGGCTGATGCTGACCGTATTATGAAACGGTTTAAAAAATACAAACCTGTGAACTTGACTAAAACAAAATCAACCGATACCGAGGCAGTTATCAACCGATGGAATAAGGGTGAGATTAAATTGTTAGTCGGTCATCCTGCGTCAATGGGGCATGGGGTTGATGGATTGCAGGACTCAGGTCACATCGTCGTGTGGTTCGGCATCAACTGGTCACTGGAATTGTACGAGCAGATGTGTGGTCGCATCGACAGACAAGGTCAGACTCACCCTGTATCGATCATCAGGATCTTATGCAATGATACAATTGACCTGGCTGTTGCTGATGCTATCGAACGTAAGACCGATGACCAGGAAGGATTGAAAGCAGCATTGCAACGATACCGTGATGGTATTACCACTAATGATTTGGAGGTTAATTTTTTCTGATGAAAATCGCAATCGTAATACCGTCACCGGATATGGTGCACACTGACTTCGCTCTGAGTCTCGCACTTATGATGAGCTACACCCAGTCAATCGGTGGTGTCCAGCTGGTCATCATCAACCCTCGGTCAAGTCTCGTGCAGAAGGGTCGATGGGATGGTGTGAACAATGCACTGAACTGCGACGCAGATAAGATTCTGTTCATCGACAGTGACCAGACCTTCCCTCATGATGCGTTGATCAGACTCATCAACCACGGTAAAGAAATCATCGGTGCAACTTATCGACTGAGGCAGACTGATGTCGCATACACTGCGCGTGATAAAAAAGGAAGACGGTTGTGTTTTAAAAACCAAACAGGGTTGCATGAAGTAGCCAGCAACGGTTTAGGTTTTACCCTGATTGATGCTGGCGTATTCAGAGCAGTAGGTGTACCGTGGTTCAACGTAACATTCAAAGCAACATTCGGCATGGGTCGATGGGTCAGTGAAGATGAGCACTTCTTCAAAGCTGCTCATACACATGGTTACACCGTATGGGTGGATGCTGACCTTACTAAAGAGGTTGGTCACATTGGGACCAAGTGTTATATTTAGTGTTTCTTACTCACCGCCACTGCATTATGTTGTGATGCTTTAATAGCACGACCTTGTTCTTCAGCTTTGGTACGCGCATCTTCGCCGGTGTAACATTTACCATTGTCACCGTATTTATATCCGGACTTACCATCATGTGTGCATTGTTTAACTGGCATGATTAAAAGTCTCAATTATCCAGTTGATGATAGCAACAACACCAACGCCAATAGCACCCCATTTCAGACACCACAGCATGAACCCCTGAACACCTTTACCAACGCGTGCGGCACCCTGGAAGTCTGTGGTGAGCTGCACAATTACACGGGTACCTTCGACTACTGATGCCACTGATGTAGTCAACGCGGTGATTGCATCAGTGTTTGTCTGCTGAACTTCGATGAGTTTATCGAACTTCTCAGCATCTCTTTTTTCATGTTGCTCGAACATCTCAACATGCTTATCGAATCTCTCACACAATTGAAATAACCTTTCGTTAGTATCCATTTCAAATCCCTTAATGTTTAAATTTTCTTAGCCTTGAATACACCTTCAGCAAACCCGCCACCGAAGTAAAACGCAATTATGGTGAACATAATCTCACCGACATAGAACTCAGACATGACTGCTTTGACTGCATCAATGTCACCGATGCCAGCTAACGTCAAACCGAGCACAAGCATGAATGAGAAGATGAACGTAGCACCGAACATCAACGCCAGGTATCGCTGTGCGATCTTAAACGGTGCGTAGGCTTGCATCAATTCAGTCTTCGCTTTGGTCTTTGCTTCGATCATCTCAGTGTCAGATGTATGGAATGAGTCAATCAAATCCATGCCTTTACTGATAACATCCCCGCTACCGAAAATCACGCTTAGTATTCCCATATCAGTACCCTCTAATAAATAATTTAATCATCGCTTATCCCACCTGGCAGGACCAATGGTTCTAGTATCGAAATGTACCCGATTGCTGTACCGACCCATGCCAAAGCGACCTGAGTATTCCTGCTCAAGATAATCAGCTACACGGTCAGGATCAATCTGCTCATTGGTGAATCGGTTGAACAGCTTGAAGTCAGCAGCACGACCATAAATGTGCTGAGTCTTTGACGAGTACGGGACATAATCAGGATTATAATGTTTCTGCACTTTCTCATTGTGCTCCACGCACCGATTGGGACCAGTGATCTTAATGCGAGCACTGATACCATCAACACCTTCAAAATGATGTACGCATTTCTGTAGAACTTCAACAAGCTCCACATCAACAGTGTCGAACCCGCAACCACATTCACATGCGAATTCTGACCTGCTTAAATTTTTAGTTAAGTCACCCATTATAATTTAAGTAAAAACCCGCAATGGTTAAGTCCTGCTCCTTTTTCGGTTTTTGGAAATGAGCTAATATGCTCACAAAATATTACTGTTTCTTTTTCAGTTTCATATTCTAATCGCAAGATGCCAAGTGGGTCAGGGAGATCAACCTCCGGTTTAGCACTTTTCTCGTCGCTTAGAGATAGTCCGGCATAGAAACTGAAGTCTGCCATTACAGTGCAGGGTAGGAATAATAGGATGAATATATATTTATACATTAGTTTACATACTGAATAGTTACCCAGCCTCGGTTAAAAGAGGTGGCGTTGTAGTTTGGATCATCAAAGAGACCACTGGCATCCCTACCTAGTGTAATATCAGTTCCGTTATTATTTGGCGAGAAGTAGCCACCATTTTGTGTTGCATTACGATAATCTAGATTAGTGTAGAGTGAATTATCATCAGTACGGATCATAACATTAATCGCTCGGATATTAGTCATTGTTAATCCATGCGCCACGTTAATTGCTTGGGTGGCATCCATATCCCAGTCGCCAATCTCTATAACTTTTGTATTTAATCCATTAAAACTTTTACCTACAAACTCGCCAGCAGCATTAACATGGGCATTTGACCCGCCAGCACCATCACCAAAAACAGTACCACCAGTACCTTGATAGAAGCCTAAATAAACAGCATTTGCTCCAACATGACCTGATAGAAATAAGTGGTTATTTCCTGCTTTAATATTTAAGGGGGCTGACGATGTTCCAGTGACATCAACCAACTCTGTAAGGGTCTTGGCATCAAGCGTCTGAGCACCATCTTTCGTAGCACATTCTGCCAGAGCACCCTCTACCTCACCACTGTCAAAATTACCTGCTGTGTCATTTATCGTAATATCAACAGCTGCATTACTCGGATTAACAGTTGACCATGACGTTGTACCAAGATCATAAGTTCTAACAACATTACTGACGTTATTCTTATACATCGCACCATCAATCAATGCGTTACCCTGGTTATCCAAAGTAGGGTCAGAAGATTTAGCACCGAGATATACAGTGATGAACTCTTCATTCAACGTCACCACAGTAAGATCACCATCGACATCAAAACCCAGTATCTTATTGATACGATCAGCAGCAGCATCTGAGATAGTGAAATCACCATCGACATCAATTGAATCTGATAATCCAAAATGACGAGCCATACCGTCGCGCAACTGTTGAATCAGGAAAGTAATATGATCCATCTGTGCTTCATGTACATCAGGAAAGAATCCACCCTGTGATGCGAACTCAGTCAACTGGTTCTCAACACGATTCGATCTGATGTACCACTGGTAATCAGTTGGCAGATTCCCTGCAACACGTGTAATTAGACCACCGGCATCGATACCAATACCCGCAACAGTGTAATCTGTATCGACCGTTAGAATAGTCTGCACACCTGCGTCATCAGTTTCATACACTGACAGCTGAGTTTTATCTTCAACTCTGAATGTGTATGAATACTCAGCTGACGCACCGTTGCCTATATAAGGGCCAGATGTGATATTTGTTGTATTGACAGTCATCTCATAACCTCAGTGTTCGTTTGTGTGATTCTAGCACTACTCACGGCTAGGACCAAATAGTAACTCTCGGGTGGTGAACTCTTCACCATCTTCAATGACATCATATAAGTGCTCCCCGGTGGACCACATTTGATTGACTCCAGGGACACCGATACCCGCAGCAATCAGCTTGCTCACATTCTTAATCTGACCGAGGGTGATGTCTTCATCAGTCATAATGTTCTTAACCAGACCCTTGCCTGACGTGATGCCTCGCTCCATCATCGCAGCTACAGGGGTGGAATTGTAACCAAAGTCTGTGAATGCACCACTGGCAACATCCCTTACAAAAGGCACAGATGTCACAGGGTATAATGCTACCATTGTCAAAAAATTACTCATTCTCTCATCTTCACCCTCTGGTTCATCCAGCTCACCGCGCATGAACATCTCAAGGAATACAGGTATGGTGAACAAGAACATCGCTTTAGCAGCTGCTGATGTTGGTGAATACACACCAGATTTAGTACCTCTTATCAGATCCCTTGTCAAATTACCCAATGAGCTGAAGAACGTCATAAACATGGTGAACGTGGTGTGTATTTTAGACTGACTACGCATGATGCGTGCCATATCTTTAGTGGCACCAGAGCCTTGAGTATTTTCTAAAGTCACATCAGCAAAGTGAACAGCCTTAACTTCGTCACCATTCTCACTCAGATGTTTATCATAAGCTGCGTGCCATGTGGGTAAGTCAACCATGTACACCTGAATCAATGCAATGTGCTTCATTGACACTTCTTGCACAGCTGCCAGTGGACCTGTCTTCTTACTTAATCTATTCATTGCATTTCGGATTTCACGATCCATTGTTTTAACACGATGCGGCAGAACCTTAGAACGCTCGTTTGCAAAATCCCAACCTGACTGCATATTTTCACGACTGCCGAGCAACTTGCGTATTGTTCTCATGTACCACGCATTACCAACAACAGCTTGTACACCCTTAACAGTCGGACCCACACCCAACTCAGCAGCAGTTGTGAATATGCCGAACAGCTGCATGATACCTGTTGTTGCTTTGAACCCCATTACACCGAGTGTGGTGCCAAAACGTAACCGACCGAATGCTTCATCGATGTATGTCTTCACCGGTTGCTGTCTTCCATCCTTAGCAATGTCGTTCAACCAAGGTTTCAATTCTTTAAACTCAGCCTCACCCATGACAGCAGTGATCGCACTTGCGACATCAGGTGACTGTATAAGCCTGTTTACCTGGCGCACAGCATCATGGTGAGTGATGTAATGGATAGTCTCGTTGAAATGATCAGGTACAACCTCCATGCTGAGGTAGATTCGATCATAGAAACCAGTACGTTCATTAGTTGCACCGGTGTTCACCGATGACTGGATGCTGGCTGTGTTGTTGAACATCGATTCAGTCTCAGCTTCACGCTTCTCAGCGTTCTTCTCAGCCTTGTGACTGCGTTTCGGTGAGTATTTGACCGGATAGTAACCACCTTTGAATGTACCATGTTCAGTCACAACAGGGGTCGCTACAACCTTTGGTGGCACCAACCCAGTAGTACGACGGTGAACCTCAGCGAGTTGTGGGTATAGAGTATCCATTTGATCCCAAATCAACTGCACCAGCTCCCAGTCACTCTTCGTCATGTGTGCCAGCACAGCCTGTAACTTAGGATTGTCAATTGTGATCTCAGCTTCATTCTCAGGGTCAGCCCAACCTTCACCGAGTAGTAACTTTTTCAAGTTACCCTGGTTACCAGTATTCAATGCAACTGCGAGAACCTGATGACCTTGTAAAGTATCATCGATCTCAGGGATAAAGACCTTCGTGTTATGGCGTGCTGCATCTTCTTTGCTTCGATTATTGATAGCTTTGATTACTGGTGTAGCTACGTCATCAACCAGATTCATCTTAGCATCGAGCGCATCGGTAAACGGCTGAGTCAATATATCATGACTCATACCAACACGATCACCACCGTCGAGCCATGATGCAAGGAATGGGATCTTGGTGAGCTGTGATGCCCACCGTTGAATATGTTCAGACAGTGTTGCTTTGCGTGCGTCATCGATACGACTGCGACTTTCTTTAGTCTCGAAGCGTGCATCCTGTTCACTGATATGATCAATCCAGTTAGCCTTCAGCTTCTGGAACTCAATCTCTTCACCGGCTACTTTCAATTTATTCGCGTACCGGGCAACATGCTCGATGTTCTTCACTGAATCATTGACACCCTGTAAATCTGAGAATGGTATATTTTTCCAATGGGTCACATAGGATTCATTCAGCACAGCATTTGACAGCACCAGACCATCACCGTCGTTTTCCATGCGATCCTTCATCCACGTGTTGATGCTTTCAACTTCCTTTAGTGTAGCTACTTTTCTGAACTCAAAGCGACCGAGGATCTTAGTGATCTGATCCATGTAGCCGTTCTCAGCTTTCATTATTTCTTCACGTACTTTCTTCTTGTTGTACCGCGCCATGCGATCAACAATTTTAGTGGTCTCGTTCTTTGCACTGGTTGCAGCCATGCCGAGGTAATAATTCATCACCTGACGCATCTTGGCCTCAGCCGCACCTTCTTTGTTACCCTCAGCCAACATGCGTGCAGATTCCTGCGCTGCTCTGATCTCAGCTTTACGGTACTTGCCTGGGTGGTTCTCACGGAACGATAAGCGACCGATACGTTCTTCAGCCATTGCTTTAATTGTCGCACGATCAACAGTCGGTGCAGTTGTACCTTTAGCCAACATCTTCAATTCGTGCAGTATCAACTTACCACGTTCTTCATTCTGCACCGCTTCATCAGCTTCACGTTCAATGGTGCCATCGGTGAGGATATCACCGTGACGTTCAACCATACGAGCTTCAGCATTGACTTCAGCTTGAGCTTTGATAGTTGGAGCAGTGATCAGATCGATCAACATCTCTGAGCCTGATCCATAACCGAAGAAAGCAGCAGCTTCATCAGGGTGTACACCCCGCATACCTTTGGCTGTCATACCACGCAGTTCAGGGGGGACGATGACGGACTTGACATCACGCTTATCAATTTTCTCTTCACCCACCATCGCTTTGACAGCGGCATGGTCGATCTTGAATTCACCGTCGCGCAACTCAGTACGAGCTTTATAAATTTGCTCTTTACTCAGCGAGTCGAGTTCTTCATCGATGATGTCCTGCTTCTCTTCTTTCCACCACTTCTGAGTTTGGCGTGTCAGTTGTTTGATGATCTTATTGCGCAGAGTTTCAGACTGTACGTCTTTCACTTTCTCCTGACGCTTCTGATAATCAGCGAACTCATCTTCAGTCATACCTGCCATCGCAGCATTAGTGAACATCGGTTCAACTCGTGCGCGTGACTCAGCAGCCTGGATCTGTTCTTCAGTAGCAATCAGTCGGTCGAACACCTGACGCATCTCATCGTCAAGGTTCACGTCAAGCTGTTTACGCAGAGACTGGTAGATTCGTACAAGCCAGCGTGCGAATGCTCTGAACGCGTTACGCAACTCGATAGACGGTGCTTTACCTTCCATCAGATAAGTCTCGAAGCCACGTGCGAACTGCTCATGAACAGCACGACGGATTGCTGCATCTTTGTCCTTGTTATCAGTGGTATTGTTGTCAAGGAATGTGATTACATCATCGGCGGTGATTTCAACTTTCTTCTTGTCAGTACGCTCACCTTGTTTCAATACGTCAAACTCACCATCAACATAAGTCGTCGCCTCCTTCGCCACATCCTCAGCGTTACGCTTGTACCAGTTATTGATCGATTGGAGCATCTCGGTATCACCGTTGACCTCCATCTCGTACATGAAGTGGGCGAACTCGTGCAGGAACGTACTCAGATCAGCAGCTTCAGTCAGACGGATGACACTGTTTGATGGGTCATAGTAGCCGCGTGCGACTTGTTCACCGTCGGTGCGTTGACGGAAGATGCTGGGGTCAGTGGGGTCGAATGTACCAATGTTTTCAACTGATTTAATATTGGTCTTACCGCTGTCGAAAATATGAACGTGAGCAGTACCTGATTCAATGTTCATTGTTTCAAATCGAGTTTCTGCATTTCTCAGAATGATAGAATCAAAACCCATTTCTTCAATGACTTCAGCAATCAGCTGTGATTGAATTAACTCTCCAGTTTCAGGGTCATCTGCATACTGGTAGTCTTCACTTTCACGTAGAAGATTTTCGATGGTCTCAGGCGTAGCTTCACCACCAAGCTCAAATACCTGACCAGAAAGGTTAGCAGCATCAACATCGTGACGATTTGAAATAGTTTGAATCGCTTCAATTAATTCATTAGGAGTTTCAGCTTCAATATCCCATCGAGCTTCATCAATATCAACTTGATAGCTATCAATGTTTTCATTAACTTCTTCAATAGTGACATCGTTGTTATCAGCAACCTGTTCAATAGCATTATTCTGAATTTCTTCATTGTCAACAAACTCAATCCATTCAGCGTTCTCCCCGATGACAAACGGGTTGTCAACACGCACGAACAGTTCCATTGTTTGCTCTTCGCCACCTGACAGTTCTTGACGCACTACGTTTCTAGCAAATTCCATTGTATCTTCATCATAGAATTCTTCACCGAAACGATCTTTAGCTGCATCGATACCTTCTTCATCAATGACATCCTGAATATCATCAACAACCTGTTCAGCACGTTGTTCAATACGGTTTGTTAAATCTGGACCTTCACCTGCGTAATTATCAGAAGCATCACTCTCAGAACTAGTGAAGTAATTGATAGCACCAAACTGACCTTCAAGATTTCCGCGTAACGCATCGAACACATCGAAATCATGAGTCGTACCGTGAAATACTTTGACTACCACTGGTGTATCAGCTTTGAACACGTGATCATTAATATCTTCAGGTTCTATTACTTCACCATCGCCAGACCATTTTTTGAACTCTTCTGTTTCAGTCGATACAATTTCAACAGGTGCCTGAGCAAACACCAAATCTTCTTCCAACTTAGTAACAGTCGCACCTTCAAACGCGATGATCCAGTTCAACCCTTCAACCAGTACACCGTCATGACCTAACTCCATCAGAGCTTCACGACGCTGCATAACCTCTTCAGCAGTGAGATCACCCAGCACATCAGCGAACACCTCAGCGTCAATGACAAGCGGGTTCTCAAGGGTGATTTCATGCACACTTAACTCGTTGCCGTAACGCTCAGCATTGCCGACATCATCGAATGAGAGATAGTGACCCAGGTTACCGGCTGGTGTTGTGGTGTTCTGACCTAGAAGACTGTCATCAAACTGAGTAAAGTCTTTAGGGGATCGGTGGGTGACTGTTACTGTTTCGCCTGCTTTTGCCCGGTTGAACTCGGATAGAGCTGCTGCGTCATCTCTGATTTTCGTTTCTGTGATAAGGTCTTGCCGGGCTTGCTGCTGGTCAACTTCTTCACGTCGTCTTGTAATTTGCTCATCTGTTATTACTCCGGGTTGTGCGAACGGTCTACGCCCTGCAAATTCAGCATTAACCATTCGACCGATTGATTGTTTTAATCCTGGCGATACTTCAAAATTTTCAATTTCTTCTGATAATGCGACACTGATGGCTTGACTTGGAAAATCAAAACCTAACCAATTATCACGATCAAGCGCGTTAATGAACTTACGATAATCTGGACCAAATTCATCAGCAGCTTCTAATACTTCATTAACTTCAGCATCTTCAGGTAACACATCGAGAAATTTGTCACGAGCAGATTCAAATATCTCAGGTGCATCTTTGTACGCAGGCTGCTCCAACACCATCTCACCTTCAAGTCGCGCACGCTCACCGGTGAGTGGACCTTCAATAGTCAAACCTGAATCTTGATAAACCTGCTGCACAGTCTTACCTTGGCGGCGTGCCTGAGCTGTTGCCCACGCTGGGACGATCTGCGCCATTGTTGATGCATTAGCCGCGTTCACTTGACCTGAGTCGATCAGCTGATCACGAACCTGATCATAGATCTCTTGAGCTTCAACGTACTCGCTGGTGTTCTCCTGAGCTTCCTCCATCAAACCCTTGATGTAATTGTCAGTCTCATGCTGCACCTGCTCCTGGCGGAACGGTGAAGTGGTCTGATCACTCATTGTCATGCTGTCACGCAACTCGGTGAAGTGGTCAGTACCTGCAATGTCAGCAGCAAAATCAGCAACAGGCACCTGGACATCAACACCCAGCGCAGCAGCTTCACGCGCCTGTTCTGACAGCAGCTTCAACGCAGGGTCAGCTTCAATCTCTTCAATGGTCTTGCTCTGAAGGTACAATGATGTCTGAACACCATCAATGAACACGTGAGTATTATTCTCACCGTCAGCTTCACCGACGAATTGTCTAAATGATTCTTTGTCGCGTTCACGGAGTTTTGAGTCACTGACATTCTCATTAAGAGTGTCGATCTTCAACTGCTCATTCTCAGACAACTTATCACGCTGCCGTGTTTCTGCGATGACACTGGCGGTTGTACCAACACCCGCGAATATCAATGATGCTTGAGCACCTTTCTTACCAGCTTCAAGTACACGTTCACCAGTTTCTTCACTGAATATAGTATCCAGTGCAGATGATAAATCCTGTTCAGTGAATGACTCTTCATCGATGTACTTAGCCAGTTCACCACCGATGACATTCGTGAATTCCTGTGCACTCTCGGTGACAGCTTCAGTAGCCACTGCGATGCCGTAGTCTTTCATCAAGCGAGTGATCATCGCGCGACCAGTCTCAGTACCCAGTGCTCTCTTCACTTTACTCTTAATCACAGCACGCATACCAGGTGTAACGGTACGACCCAACGCAGCTAATGATATGAACTCTAACCCTGCGTTAATTCCACCGACTAGCGTAGCTGCACCACCTGCAACCCGTGGTGATACATAATTACCTTGTTCATCTTGTAATACAATAAACTCATTGAATGCCAGACCAGCTTCTAAGTCGAAAGCAGCTTTAGCAACACCAACGCGACCTGATATTTTCGCAGCAGGTACACCGAGCGCAATTGCACCAGGTACAGCACCAACGCCGCCGAATAACACACCCCCAGCAGCACCAGTAGCACCGGCGACAACACCACCTGCTGCTGCATAACCCAAACCGGTACGCAGTATCTCAAACATAATCGGCAACTGTTCTGCTGCTGCAACTGGCGCACCAACGAAGAATCCATATTCATCTGCGCCTTGTTTGGTTAGATCTTCAATTTCTTTTAATCGTGCGATCTGCTCATCAGTGACAACCTCATTTGCACCGAGCGACTGATACATCCTACTTAGGCCGATCTCTGACGACTCGACCATGAGTTGCCCTTTCTCGAATGACTCTGCTATATCAACCCCGTATTCACTTACAGTTTTTAACCCATCTTCAATTAGCTGCATGACACCAATATCATCCTGGGCAACAACAGCATTGTCGAAGTTACTGAGGTATTTAGATGTAGCGGGGCTGTTGGTTGTTATGTCATTGAAATCAATACTGTCAAGGTTGAATTTGTGTTCAACGCTCTCATCGACTGCGAACGGGGGTACATCAGTGTCAATCGACAACTGCTGAGTTTTAGCATGTTCATCAGGATTGATCTTCAGTGCTTCACTAAAATTCGATTCTAACAGGTTATTCTCATCAACCTGTTGTTCAACTTCACCGAACTGAACCTTACTCAAATCAAAGGTCATTATTTTGTCGCCTGTCTGTATGTACTCAGAATAGTGTCAATTGTCACAGGTTGATCACTTAATTTCAATAAATCCTTGACTTGAGTAAACGACTCTTCACCATGTGCATCAACAAATTTACTCAACTCAGCAACCTGTTCAGGGCGTGCAGTCTTCAGATCAATATCAACGTCAGGCATGAGGTAATCAAACCCACCTAGTGAACGCTCAATTACGAATCTGCGACTATAATCAGCCAACAGTTCATCGATTTCACTGGGTGCAAGTTTACCACCCTTAATCTCTTCAGCATCTTCAATCGCACCCTGTACTGTGGTCATAAGCGTTTGTACTTGTGCTGATTTTGCCTTGTTACCTTTCCATGTTTTCTTCTTGCCGAAGAACTGTTCAGCAATCAAAGTGACCTTGTTGGCAGGGGTCTGTACCGATGTGACACTCTGACCCCTCTTTGCCTTGTCCACTGCCGACCGTAACTTAGATAAGTCAGCAGGTTTGAGCACATGAGTCCATTCAGCAGGGTTGACCTGCATCAATTGTTTACGTGGAAGACTTAGTAACTCATTGAATTTAATCTGATCGGTGGTCATGTGTTTACCAGCCAACAGATTGTTACGCTGCTGTGATGACATACCTTCCCATGCTTCAGCATTATTAGCTTTGAATGATTCAGTAGTACCACCACCGTTAAAATGCTCTATACCCTGATCGTAAAACTCAGCTTCAATTTCTTTCTCAGCTTGAGTTTTACGGGTGTACTGTGTCATCGCTTCAGACATTGTTTTCTTACGCAGGTCAAGATCTTCAATCTTGTTGACTTCTTCAATGATGTCAGCTTTATTCTCATGCTGACCCACCAGCTTGCCAGCGGTGAGAGTCGCAGCACGAGCGTCAGATTCAGTCTTCTCAATCTTCGCTTTCTTCTCGACTAACCCTTCCAGCTTCACTTTGTCCGGGCCTTCTAATCGTTCACCGTAGGATTCCAGTGCCTGCTTACCCTCAGCAGCACTACTTTGTGTAGCAGCCTCGACAGTGGATTTAGCGAACGATGATTCAAATGTTTGCAGCTTCTCAGCTTTAGCTTCAGGACTGTCGCCCATCAAGTCAGACGCATCGATAATAGCCTGACGACCGAGTACATTCTGCACTTTTAATCGATCAGGTTCATTCCAGTATAGTGATGCGTTTTCAATTGAGTTCTCAACCTGTGCCTCAATGGTGGACACTTCCCAGGCTTTGAGACCTTTGGCAGAATGTCTGCTGATGTCAACCTGACCACGCGTGATATGAGCGTCAGCAGCGCGGTCGAACATCTGTTTAGCTTGAACACCAAGGGTTTCCCCGTATTTCATCTTCAGATCATCCAGAGCCTTTGTAGCGGCTGCTGAATTATCATAAGCATCACGACCTTGAGAGTTAAAGTACCCACTGTCAGGGTTGAAGAACATATCATTTTTATCACGCTCAAAATTAACGACAGCTTCTTCAGCTGAGGTGGTGTCAACACGCTGTTTGAGCTGTAAACCTGATCGAACCACGTCGGTCAGCCCTTTAGCAATAGCACCACCGAACGCACCTGGTGGAGCATCTTGAGCAGTCGGCTGTGATACTACTTGAGTCTGTACTTGTTCAGGTTGGTACGTTGCTATTTTTGGCATGGTTTATAGACTCAGTGGTGCTGGGTTTTTCGTTATACCTGCGCTATTCGGTGTAAACCATTTATCAGCCACACCTGTGTCTAATACATCAGCAGTGCCACCGAGTATTGTACCAAACGCTTGCTGTTGACCAGCTGATTCAGCGAATGCACCTTGCTGACGGGTCAAACCTGCACCAGTCTGCAATGATTCAACCTGTAATTGAGTATTACTGCGAATACGCAGTGCGTCAGCTTCACCGAGTGTGAGTGTATCTTCCTGCAATTGTAGAGCTGAACCTGACTCTAACTCAACCCCGGCAGCACCTAGCTGTGCTCTCTGTTTAGACAACAACTCAGCGGTTTTACGGCGTTGGATATTCTCAGCTTCAGTACCAGCGCGTCGTGTTTCCTGAGCTTGATTCTCAGCTACACGGGCATTATATTCGGCAGTACCTTTTCTGAATTTACCTTGAGCACGCTGACCTTGATATGCCATAGCTGTTGACGCTACAGTCATGACAGCCATTATTGTTGTTGGTTCACACATCAGTCGGATCTCTCAAGATAGAATTTATGGAACAACTCACCCTCGCACCCGTACTCAACAGGGTCACCAAGTGTGAATCCGATCCGTTTAAGCCATTTGATGCTGACCTTATTCTCAGTGTGTACATAGTTGAACAACCTCGGACATACAGTCAGCATTTCGTTAATTATTTCAGGAACCTGTATTAAAAAATGACGCTTGTATTTCAAGGCACCATCAGTGCCAAGCAACCACGGAACCCCTGTACCCGTTAATATATCACGAATTACCAGCCCTAGCACTACACACGGCACATCGTTCACGACAACGACAACTGTGTAATCTGATATCTCACACCCATCTAACAGCGCACTAAGTGGTGTGAGATGACCTGAAGCCCATATCTCATCAACATCAGCCTGGCGCATATCAGCTGCAACAGCTTCGATAAGCTCACGAGTGGGCTTGAGAAATTTAACTCCCGCCGACATCTACGCTCGGAATCACTGATAAGATTGCCATTGGCAACGGTGCTCGTTGTTCAATGCGAACTCCGCCGCCTTTAGACCATAATGGTTCAATGACAACTTCTTGTTTGTATGTTCTCAATGCAATAGCATCATAAGCATCAGCTTCAAATCGAGGTTTAATTTCATGGAATATGACATCTTGACCACTGGTTGCATCTTGGCGTGGTCCAACGAACCCACCACGTGTACCTTCAACTTCAATGAATACTTTAGAAACAGACACTGAACGAGCCTTCAATGAGTCAGAGGGTGATGCTATGTCAATATCAAGCATCTCGATAACAGGTGTATATGGTAGACCGACATGCACCTTAGACGCTTCACGATCCAGTGTGATAGAACCACCTGATACAGTCTTACCTTCAACAACATAACCATCAGCAAGCACAGCTACAGCCTCACCTTCAAGGTGATCAAGTCCACTGATGACCGTAGCCGGTGACCCGTTATAAGACAACCCTGAATCAACATAAAAAGCATCTTCAGCGACCTTACTCTCACGCTTCTCAAGACGTTCAACGTATCGTACAGTGTTACCGTCAATTGTTCTTTTAACTATCGCATACAACGCATCACGACCGTCTTCACTGATCGTTGCTATAGATTCAAACTCACCATCAGTAACATGGTGGTGCCAACCCCACACCTGGTGCTCACGTTGGTAAGTAAGACCGAGCAGTACCCCATCATTACGAACACACCATAAGATTCCGTACGGCTCGTTAGAATAAGCCATTTCAATAACTTCATGATCTTCAAACAGATGCTCAGACATCAATGATAAATCGTTACCTGTATATTTATCATTGCTGAACTCATACCCCAGGTCACGAATGCGTGCACCTTTTTCCTGTAGATACAACACGGTACTGTTAATGATCACAGGTTTAACCCATGATGCGCCATTGTATGATTGAGGACGGACACCGATGGTTGATGGGGTGAGAACTCTGTCTTGACCTTCACTCACCAGCCACTCGCCGCCTGATGTAAGTAATATCAGCGAATCTAAAGATATTATGTGTCGGATTTCATTTACCTGTTGCGCTGCAATAGTAAACGTCACAGCATCATCATCGCGTGCAGGTTTAGATGTTCGCAATGAATTGAAATTATTAACCTGGGTGGTATATGTTGCTTGAGGTTCATTATTCGTATTAGCGAATATTTGACGTTGCTGATAATAATTTACAGCAGCAGGTTTGTTATCTGCGCCAGCGAAGGATTGTCTGTCTTCAGGAGGGGCATCACTGGTGATAGGTGCGATGTTATAATCATCAAAAGAATTATTGCTAGAATCACCAATCCACCCGTACACATCAGTATTGTTCGATGGGTCTTTATAAATACGATAATAATCAGCACCACTGACCGCACCCCATTCAATGCGCACACCACCAGTGACTGATAACGAATCAGTGATAACAGATGCTGCTGATGATGCTAGGGATTCTATCCCTGACTCATCAACTGCTGTCACTACATAAGTGTAAGTTTTTTCAAAATCACCAAAGCCAGAACCAACTGTTGTCGCACTGTTCTCACGAGTAGCAGTACCACCTGATGTGTACGCAGTGTGACCTGTAGAGTCTTCACCATCGAGTTCAATGTGATCGGCATCCACTACTGTGATCCTGAATAACCTATCATTAACCTCAACCATTCCTACAACATTTTCAATAGTGGTTAGGTTACCTGTTACAAAACCATGCCCCACAGCAGTCACAACAGCTGGGTTAGCCTGTGAAATACCAGTTATAACTTTGACTGTCGCACCTGAAAAAGCCGGTGCAGTGACAGATGATGAATAGTCAATATCAGTTAATGTCCAGTTATCATCAGCAAGGCGATTCAGATTCGCAGGGTCATGGTCAGGATGAACAATGGTCATTACATCTGCTGATTGAGTGAAACCTAATCTCGATAACTGTACTTCAGTGTAGGGGGTGACCAATTCAAAAAGAGCTGGACCAGCACCATCGAGTACATACCCTCCGTTTTTAATGACTCGCATTTTCAAATGCTCAAAATGCAATATGTACGTTTGCTCAGTGCTAAAACTGAATGGTATGAGTTTACCTACTTTTGAATGGTCGTCAGATTCACCGATGAACTTGAACCCGGGGCGTGAATAAACACCACCCTGCGCACGTACGAAGAAATTCTCACAGAGGTTAAGACCTGTTGAATATTTAACGATATCAGCACGAGACTGTAAAGATGGTGCAATCTCACCAGATGTAAAACTGCGTTGGATAGTCTGTGGCACCGCTTATCTCCTAATGGTTTCAAACTCACTTAGTGGAGGTTCATTGTACTGATCATTCAAGTCATTCGCCAGAGCAGCATTTAAGTATTCTTTGTACAATTGCAGGTTGTCATTGCGAAACTGCCGACCTGTTTCAGCACCTACAATCGGTATCGCTAAATGAGCAGACAGCAGCATGGCAAGTGCCATGACGAAATCATCAGTGAATAAGTTCGGATCGGTTACTTTTACCGCGTAGTCAATTCGCAACTCAGACTCGTTAGCACCAATTGTTTTATTGTTATCGAAGTTGAACACCTCATAAGGAACTTGAGGTCGTAAGTCTTTCAATGGTAACAGTTGACTATCAAGTAATCTTGACACTACACCAGCATCTGCGTTCAGCAACTCTTCATGAGCACCAACTAAACGGTGAATCTTTAAACAGTCAGTAGGATATTGGTATGCGTAAGCCCAGTTAAATATCTCTGTTGTTAATACAGATAGTGCTCTAATCTTACGATTGAATCCCCAACCTTCAGTCAATAATCTATCACGTAGAATAGGGTATTTAAGTTTACAAGTCTGTGCCTGTAAACTACCCTCAGTAAGAGAGTTGATACTCCCACCGCGTATATCAGATAATGCTAAATTGCAGATTTCAACTTCACTTGACATGGTTAATCCTCAGATGACTGCCATTCAGAATTATAAAAGAATTTGAATATTTCTTCACGGTTAGTATTATCAAAGTGCTTGACGATACATTCGTATTTCAGTATTTTACTATGATTCACTTTGATTAGTTCTTGAGTACCTGCGACATTTGATGTTTTAGATAGCAACCCACCCTCATGTAACAATTCAGCCTCAATTAAGAAATCACGATAATCATTTGACTTAGTATCAACTAAATATGTATTCATGAGAGCGGCCTCTCTAGCGACCCTGTGACAGTGAGGCCACCGCCGGTGCCCTTGTTTATATGCCAAGACGCATAATCGCCAGCAAAGTACATTATTGGAGCAGTTCCGGTTGCTGCCGAACCATCGCCATTTGAATTCAAAACTGGTTGACCTTGAGAATTAAAAAATTTCCTGCGGTTAGCTTCGACTGAGAAATCAATACCCGTATCTACATTGAAATACATAAAATTAATGTCTGCGTTTACCTTGGCTATTCCTCCAATCCAGAACGCACCAATGACATGCTCTGTTACCGTGTAATCAATGTCGCCAGCAACTCTTGTTGTAAGCGTTAAATCGGAAGCGTCATCAATATATAGATGATTATTTGCATCAGCGGAAGTATCCCAACTGCATAATATATTATGGTATCTTCCATCGGCGGTTATAGTTCCAGTGGACGCAATCTCAATCTTTGCTGCTGATGTAGAATCGAGCATTTTGAATAACAGAGTATTATCAAGCTGCTTTATTATCTCTACTTTTGCAGAGTTGGTGGAGTACAGTTTTTGCACAACTCCATCGCCACCATTAAACCGGATACGTGCAACAAAAATGCCTGTTGCGCCATCAGCATTGCCAGCTAAATCTGCGCCTCTACTAAGGTAATCATTAGTGCCATCAAATGATGCACCGAAAATACCAAAAGAAGGTCTACCAACACCCCTCACAGCGTTTCTCACAGCACCTCTGATAGCGTTACGCATTATGGATGATCAGGTGTAGAAATCTCAACAGCAACTGCACCAGCGGTCTCACTCTTATTAATGCGATAATAACCAGCCGCATCGATCACGACACCGGAGTTTGTCGGTGTGATCTGTTGAATAACACCGTTGACATAATAATCACTGAAACTTCCAGCTGAGTCTTCCTTCTGAACAGTTGCAGTTTCAGTAGTAGCAAGCCCTGGTGCTGTCAGATGCGCATGAGCACCACCGGCGCGTTGTACACCTCGTACTGGGAACTTTCTCGACTGACCTGCGCCAGTCGCAGCTGTTAAAATTACTGTACTCATGATTCACCTCCATACATTCGTTTAACAATGTCATCGTTTTCACGACTCACTTTCAAAGATGTCAACTGCAATCGTACTGACTTGTTCGTTGATTCACTGTCACTGTGTTCTGACTTACTATCGACAAACGCATATCCGCGAATCTCGACAACATCACCGACTGCAAGGTTATCAACACCAAGTTCGTCAACGAGGTCATCATCAAAATTGATGCTTGTACCATAGGGGTAATGATTATCGTCAGAGCAACATGTCACACCCATCGACGACGATTCTTTTTTAATCTTCACTTGATCTTCAGGCATGACTCATCCTCTTAAAGTGTTTGGACGTTACTACCAGACTCACCGGTGCCAAGGAATGATGCGTCTTTAATATCTTTTTGATCACCGTCAGCTTTCTCATCATCGGTGACCTTCTGCGCCGCTTCAAGTGCCTCACGCTTCTTCTTAACACCATCGGATTCTTTCGGCATCTCAGCCAACCAGGAAGGCATAGGGTTACTTTTTTTTGTGAATGGTTTCGCAGTATGCAGAACTGACCGCTTACCTTCAGGATCATACAGCTTACCTTCAAAGAACCCGGTTGCAATTACTTTATAACGTGGCATTTTAAATGCTCCAAATCAAGGTTAAAGAAAAGGGCGACCGGAGCCGCCCTTTCTCAGTTACGCGCCTGTGACGTTAGTCTGGTTGCCCATAGTAATGCCAGCAGTGATTGTACCGCCGCCATCAGCAGCTGAACCAGCTATCACGTATTCAATACCCAGGTAGCGTTCAACGATACCATTAGGTAAGAAGTCCAGATTAAACTGCTTACCTGCAAGCAGATCACCAATCAGGATAGTCTGAGATGCGATAGTAGTACCGAGTGTTGCAGCTGCACCAGTAGACAGATTGACTGTCAAACTGTCGCAAGTTGCGAAGTCGGCGGTAACCTGCACTAAGAGTGGAATCTTAGCACCTTTACCTACATCATCATTTAATGCAGCCTTGCCACCATACGGTGTACCTGCTACGCCTAAGTCGATGACATTGGTCGAATCCGCACTAACGGTAACCTCCTGATCATCAGAAAACAACTGTTGTAATGAAAAAATCATTTTGATTAATCCTCTAAAAATTAAAAATTAGCCGAGGTGTTACCCCCGGCAATTGATGAACCGTTCGGTTATGTGACCTTAGCTTCAGTGTTGATGATGGCATCTGTTTCACGAATCGGAATACCACGATAAGTGGTAACTTCCTTACCTTCAAGCTCTACCACCTTGAGGCGCACAAAGGTATCACTGGCACCGGCGTTGGTAGCAAGGGCATCAAGTGCTTCAAGCACATCACGGTTACAGTAGATGGCAATGTTACCACCAGCGACACGACGATTTTGCAACTTGTAATATGCCTTACGCATAAAGTCATATAAAGCAACTGAACCACCAGCCATCAATGACACGTCGATGTTCGCAATACGTGCAACATAACGCCAATCTTTAACAGCCAGACCAATGTGCCATGTAAATTTCTCTTCCATCGCGTAGTAAGCATCACCGTTATCATCAACGATACGCTGTTGACCCATGTCTTCACGCTGAACACCAGCCTGAGTACCTTTAGGATAAAGCAAGTTACATTGGTTATCACCCCATGTAACAAACCATATTGACGTGTTGTCTGAACCAGTACCACCGGCATTAATAATCTGATTACCGTTAGCAGCAGTCGTGTCGTTGAATCGTGGGGCCAGACCCATGAACTCTTCAGGATCATCTGCTGTGCTACCGTAGAATAACTTAGTAGCAACTTCCTGAGACATAGCTTCAAGATAAGACTGAGCCTCAGATAAGCGTACAGCACCTTCATTGGTAGACAGATCCAGCAGACGCTTGTCGATGGTACTCAGACCTTCAACGAAACCAGTGGTATCTTCAACCTGGGATGTTTTACCTTTACCGTTGGGGATACCCTTGTAAAGTTTACCCCACGTAACGCTTGGCAGACCAGAACGCACAGTGTGTAAGTGAGTTGTACCCTTGTTACACTCGACCGCAATCGCGTCATCAAGTATAGGGTTCATTTCCATAAGCATTTCAATAACATCGACGAAATTACCGCGTCCGTCCTGTAGCTTATATACGTCGATCAGATCGACAAAAGTAGCTCCTAAAGTAGCCATTTGATATTACCTCGTAAGATTGTTAGGCATCCGTTTTCGGATACATTCTAGACACACGGTCAGACTCTTCAGAAGATTGAGCACCAGTTACACCCGGTACATCTTCATTCAATGTTTGACCAACTCGAACCATAAACCGGATAACTTCAGGGTGGTTGCCCACACCGTGTTCTTCCAGCAGCTGTTTCAATTCTGGAGTTCCATATTTAGAAATAGCAGATTGCGCGATCTTGACACTTTCTTCAAACTTGTCTCCACCGAACTCACCGTCATTTTTAGAACTGGTCTTCCAGTCACTCATCAGCTGGTTGAAGTTTTCGACTTGCGTCTGCGAACCCGCCTGGACTTGTTTTGCGTAAAGGTCAATAACCTTCTGAGCCTGTTCCTGATTCAAACCCAACTCTTTGAAAAGAGGGGATGCTTCAGCGAGAGCAGTTTCATTAAGTTCAGTGCCTTCAGGCATAACAAAGTCGGCATAAGTGTCGGGAGGCGTATCACTACCTTCTGCACCAGCAATATCAGCAGCAGCATCAACAATAGCTTTTGCAGCTGCTTTATCATCAGCAGATAACCCTGGGTCATCTGCATCAAGAATAGCTTGTGCAACTGCAACATCAGCAGCCGCACCTTCAGCAGCAGCACCTTCGCCGCCGCCTTCAGCACTGCCACCTTCGGCAGCAGCACCTGTTAATACGGTTTCAGTACCACCTTCGGCAGCACCTTCTGTTTGAACACCTTCTGTACTTGATTCGTCACTCATTGAGATCATCTCCAATCATTTTTAAATAATCACCTGGTGCAGCTTCTTTGATTTGTCGTTCAAGATCCAAAGCCGCATCCCTCTTACCTGAACAATACGCAGATCGAACAGGATTTTCATTAAACATGCTGTCAAATATACCACAGTTTTGCAGGTACTCCAAAATAAACCTTCTACCTTCAAATGTTCGCATAAAGTTTTGAATAACAAGAAGATTCGGGTTGCTGTCATTACTATTCGATTTCTGCTCATCATCACTCATTATGCGACACCTGCGTTACGCATGGTTCTACCTAGCACATTGTCTTCACTGATTTCAGTTTCAGATGCTTTCTTCGCCATATCAACCATCTGACCACCCTGCTCCATCATAGCAGCACGTTGTCTGGCTTGAGCTTCAGCAGCAGCAGCAGCAAGTGCATCACTGTCACTAGTAATAAGTGAAGGATTAACACCCAGTGCTTCAGCGTAATCATCGACTGCTTGATTAATATTGATCTTATGACGTGCTTCAGGCCATATCGCTGCCACACCACCGACGAACTGTGCAATGCGATCAATGGCACCAGTATTCACCAGTCGTTGTGCTTGTGCTAACACAGACACATACTCAACGCTCAGCTCACGATCCTGCAATTCAGGTGGTGGCGTAGGCAGCACACCGTTGCGTTGCAAGATATTGAAGGTACGATCAATCAATGGATCGAGCAACTCAGTATGCAGACGTTCAAGCACTGGTCCCAGCATCAGCAGCTTCTCTTCATGCTTCTCAGCAACCTCACGCGCAGTAATTTGACGGCGGTCAGTATTAGCAAGCATCAAGAACAAATCTTCATAGAACGCACGTTGTATACGGTTCTCTACATTCAGGATTTCACCTTTGATTTGCTCGACTTCAGGTCTGTAGTTCTCATAAATACTCTTCAACCCGCCGTTGTTCGTGTCACTGTGCCATATAATCTCGTTATAACTAGGTACACCGTTCTTCATCTTACTCTTCAGTGCAGATGGACCCTGCAACGGTGGACTCACTAACTTATCAAATGCCTGATACTTGCGACGTTCAGCCAACTGCAATGCCTTAGTGTCGCCTAAAGCAGTGATACCGGGACAATCAGTCGCATAGACATCTTCGCCGGTGACATCCCAACGAGGTGCCAAGATAGGGAACTCATCGAAACCTGATTCACGCAGGAACTTCTCCTGTGCATCACGTGAGCCTTTGTTCGCTTCATAGTAAACAGAACGTGTGGGTTTATCACTCGCCTTGACGCTGGTCATGTCACGATCATCATTAGGTTCAATGGCATGGACGATCTTCACCCAGGCTTCAGTGTTGCCTGTATCCCACTGTCTTTTAACACTTTCGCTGACATTCTCGATACCAAACTGTTTGACGACCTGACCGACAGTCAACTCATATTCACGATACATAGTGTCAGTTTCATTCTTACCATCCATACCTAGCATGTAGCTGCCGACGGTGTAAGGTTTGCACCAGATGACGTTATCAAAATCATGGAACACACCCATCGCAGCTGTGCCGAATACACCCAGTTCAGAGTACAACTGATGCAGTGAGTTATAAGTATTCGATGACGCGAACACTTTGTACATGATTGTCTGCACTTCATGCAACCACATCTTCACCGCTGTAATGTCGTCCAGCTTCCTGTCACCGGTTGCCAGTCTGAACCAAGGTCGCGCCGGTGATGTGATGCCTGACATCATGCCGGAGGCTAACGTCCTGGCTGACATTCTGCTGCTGTTGTTGATCTGCTTCGTGTTGCGCTTGAACCCTTTGTTTCGATCAGATGTTAAGAATCGACCACGGTGTGCCAGATGATAGTCTGACAGTTCCCGGTACAAGGGTATGAATGACGACCGTTCAGATCGCATTGCTTCAAGTCGCTTGTTGTAACTTCTAATTGTTGGCATAAGTCTTTAACCTAGTTGTGGTTCATACCAGAATATAACAGTGCTGAAATCAATTTCTTGATTAGTATTATTTGTCACTCCGTAACTATACTTTGTATTTGGTTTTAATATCCATTCACCACCAGTGATAATGTCTAATCCATTACCGCCTTTTTGCGCCACTGATGGGATTAGAGATTTTCCTATCGGGTTGCCTATATCTGTAATAACAGGATTTTGATATAACATCATCGTCGGAGTATTATCACTCGTTCTATTGTTATTACCAGCACCTAATAAATCACCATCATCAGTTGTCACAACATCTTCAAAGTATTCGACAGTACATGGGGCCGCTGTTGTCTGTATGTTGAACGATCTTAAATGAACAGGATCATCGCCTGTTATCATTAAGTGAGTTTCTGTAGTATCGGCGGCTAATGCTGGATGAATGTCTGCATGAGTAAACCCATTCCCTTGGTGAATTTGAGCATGTTGATGCGTTATTGTTGGTATCGAACCATCATCAGATTCATAAGGGTTACCGAGCGCGTCATACAATGCAACATGAACCGGATCAGTCTCAGTAGCAACTAGTGAACATTTATCACTTGTCGGTAGTGCCCATACATTTGTGTCAAGTGATAGAAACTGCATCGGGTCATCGTTGCCACCGAGTGTATGATACACAGAATTAGTTTTAGCTGGTTTCAATTCACTCAGCGTAATGCGTACATCATCACGATGTGATTGCAACAGCAGTGGATTGAACCCTGTGTTGACCTGGACATACTGCGTAGGATCAAGATTGACTGAAACAGTCGCCATATTACTGACCTAGCAATGTTTTCTGTGCAGTAGCTCCACCGTCTTGAATGCCACGTGAACCTGTCAGAATGGTACTTCGACCGCCCCCGGTAGCAGCACGACGACGACGTACATCACGATCACCCCCGACAGCTGCGCCTACATCAGGTGCAACAGGTGCTTCTGGTACCGCCGGTGGTGGTGCAGGTGCTGATGGTGATGATGTGCACATATCGTTTATCCTCAGTTGATTAAATCAATGGGTTATAGCATATCACATGTCAGCCAGCGGGTCATAGTCTGCGTTGTTATTATCACGCAGCGGCAGTGCTGCATCGAGATGACCGCGTACAAAGTCTAGTTTAGGTACATGCTGCGCGAATGTCAGGTACAGTGCATCAGCCCAGTCTGGTGAGCATTTGATGCGTTTCTTCATGTCCTTCTTTTTCTCAAGCACAAGTCGATCTCTGTCATCATGCCAGAACTCACGAGCAACCAGTTCATTCTCAAGTTGAATGTCATCATAAATCGCACCACCTTTCATCAACCATTCTCTGCATCGGGCACCCATTTCAGCTGTTTTACTGGAATACAGCTTCTCATCATCAGCTTTATGCCCGAAACCAATGTCAATGACATGATAGCCAAGCTGACGCAACCTATCACCGATGGGTCCACCAATACCAGTGACATCCAGGAACGTGACATCAGGCTTATGTCGATCAAGTATCATGGTGACGAGTGACACAACCTTCATGCTGTCACGTGACTTCTCACCGGGTATCCTGTACACCTTCTCAGACTTAGCATCCTTACCACGTCTGAACTGAATCATGCAGTTATCTTCACCACCTCGTGCGACATCGATGCCACAGATGAGTGGATCATCACCGAGATAGATACCCGGGCCACGCTTCATGGCATTGAATACATCATCGCCAGGGATGAACTGCATATCGCCTGCACGTGGAAACTTACCCAGCACACGTACTCTGAAGAAGTCAGAATCTTCACCCCAGTCTTGCCGCCACTGCTCGATGAGCTTCTTATTGGTCATCTTGGCTGTGCGACTATCTACCTGTCGCTTGTGCCAGCGCGACCCGGCACCCAGCATCGTGAAGCAGTCTTTGAATTTACCGGTATTACGTGTAGGGTTACCAAACACAAAGAACATCGGCTCACCGTCAGTCAAACCACCTTCAGCAACCTCCCATATCTTGTCAGGCACCGCACTGGCTTCATCAAATATGTAGAATGGTGTTGAGCTGGCTGAATGGAGTCCAGCGAATGCTTCAGAGTTCTCTTCACGGCACGTCTGAGCATCAGCACGCCATGACTCAGGCCACGACTTATGATACAGCGACATCGAGCCGCGACCATTATTGTATTCAAACCAATGACCTACAATGCAGCGAGTGCGCCATTTACCAAGCTCACCCCATGTCTTTGTGCGTAATTGATCAGATGTGTTAGCTGTGATAATGCCTTTCGAATATGGCCTGGTGGACATGATCCATAAGATGATCCATGCAGTGATTGCTGACTTACCGATGCCATGACCTGATGCCGTAGATTCACGAATAGGGTCAACAGGTGCAACACCATCAAAACCACGATCAATAACCTGCTTACCGACATCAATGAGCATCTCACTCTGCCACTTATCAGGACCATCGAACCCTTCAAGCTCACCATGCCCCCAGTCGAACGCCCACATGACCCAGCCAAGAGGGTCAGCATAATACTCAGAACATTCATCAGCTAGAAGTAAATCGATTTGACCAGGTAGATAATCACCTGATGATGTCATTGCTGATTTTACGGTTGCCACATTATCACCTGTGTATGAATTTAAAGCCTCCCTGCAACACGCATTGACGGTGACGGATCAATGGTAGTCGTGTTGCAGAGTGCTAGGTGCATAGATTAACAAAGAAATCAAAGGAATGAAACAGTGTCATCATCCTTTTTATCACCTTTATTCAATCGCTTGCGACCACGTAACAGTCGTTCCATGATCTCATGATCACTGCTGACCTCGACCTTCTCAGCTGCCAGTGCATCGACGAATGTATGTTTAGCTACCAGGTTAAGTGCTGTGTTACTTGCAGTGATGTTCCCCGTCTGCCGGGCAATCAGATGATTGTCCACTGCTTCCATCAGCACCCACTCAGCATCAATGTGACTGGCATCAAGCCTGCTCATCAGAACGCGCTGGATCGCTTTCTCGACCTCATCTACCTTCAGGATACCGTAACCACTGTCAGGCTCAAACCCTGAAGCCTGAGCCGCACGACGTGCGTTGAAGTCTTTGCAGTATTCAATGACGAAATTGATATACTTAGACTTCAACCCGGTCAAGTCTGATTCTGTGATTCTACAAGGCATGGTTTACCAAATATCAACTAGTTACGTGTGAGTGTATCACAATTAGTCACGCATCAAAATGCTTTACCATACCGTCGCGCTCTCTAAAATAATTCAAAGTGTTAACTCTCTTCTCTCTGTCCTGCTGATATAGATCAGGTTCGCAGCACGAGAAATCAGGGCAGCACTCATCGTCAATTTTATTGTGTTCGCTTTTACCATTAACCCATTTTTCAACTTGCTTAAAAAACCTTTGCTTATATCTGGCAGTGGCTCCGCAGGTACAGTTATCCTCTGGTACTTTTTGTTTATCGCAACTCATCATGTGATGTGGCATGGTTGATCACCGTCCTAAATTAGTTTCATTCACCACTGAGTATATCACGTCATCAACACAGCTTCAGGTGAATGTGACACACTGTTACCCAGCATCTCAGACCAACATTCTAAGCGTCATTCACCGTGGAAGCCCACGACTACCCCGTACACCCTATACCTTGTTTCGGGTCTCAACCTTAGCGTTTCGCAATGTCCGAAAAATCCTACCCAGCGACTTGTGAAAAAAAGAAGGAGGGTGCTTGTTTGAGCACTTTCACCAGATATATCATAGAGTTACAACAAGCATCTATCCATTAGTAGGTATATGTGATATAAATGTTTTACCTTTGAGATCAATGACTTATAACAACAATTGAAAGTGTTTAGGTTGTTCACAGGGTAGTCGTCGGTTTTTTCCTGTTATAGATCAACTAGTTACCCCTCAACATCTCTAACGAGTGTTAAGAACCACACTGCACCACAACACCAGATATCACCACTCACAGCAACAACTGGTTACTTTTTGTACAATGACGCGGAAAATGTCAATTGAATATTGAATAATGACCCTACAGAAAAAGTGCGTCATCTCTGCACACACCCTTGCCGATTTAGGGTGTGTGCAAAATCCACGTCATGACGCTCAGAATGTTTTTACATTGATTTACAATAAATAGTTGACACGTGTGTAACATTGTGAAACAATCTGATTAACAGTTAATTAACGAGGTGATGACTATGTTGAATAATGTGATACGTGAAACTATAAGGAAGTTGGTTATTGATGGGCACAGTGCAGAAATAAGAGCACTTCTATTGAATAGTAATCAACTTGATCTCGTTGCGCGTGTCAAGAGAGTTGATACACTAAGAGCCAGTCTACTTTCTCACAGTGACGGTGTTTCTATCCAGAATGCGAGTTCTAAGTTGAACAGACTTTATTCAACTGGGTATTTGAAAAGAACTGAAACAAGTGCAGACAGTGGCGGGTTAGAGTATTTCTATTCGATTGCTGAAAATAATTAATCAACACAGAAGGTGACAACAATGAACAACATTAAAATAGTACCCAACCTGCAACCCTGGGAAGTGATGAAGCGTGCCAGTGAGGGTGAGTCGGTGGCTTTATGTATATCCCCGCCTCATGCCGATGTTAAATGGGAGAGTGTCGAGGATGTCAGTTGGAATTGGGGGGAGTTTATCTACGCCATCATCGACACCACTGCACCAGAGATAGACTGGAGCGGGTTCGACTTTGATTTCTTTAATCAGTATGGTGGGCTAGGCACATCAAGCGTTGCTGATTCAAGCAGGAAGTATGTAACGAAGTCAGAACCGCTATCACCTGAGGTAATAAAGATCCGCGAATCCCCCTTCTACTACTGGCCCGGCGGCGACAAAGCACCTGTGCCTGATAATGTAGAGGTTGAAGTTATCATGCGCAGCGGTACCGATGGTACTGTAGGTGAAGCGCACTATTTCAAATGGGGCAACCACACCAGCATCATCGCCTTCAGAATCACAGGCAATGTGTCATGATCACATTCACTGAAGAAGAAATCAGAACCATGTCAACTGCGCGACTGAAGATAATTGTTCAACCATTCTTTCACGCATATCACACAGCAACGCAGATCCTCGTTCGTTGGGAGCTGCTTCATCGTGAGCACGTTCAACATATGATACCAAGGATGATATTTGCCAGCGGTGCCGTGGGATGTTTTAAGGCCGGTGTGAGTGACAGACGATTCATTGCTGTAGATTCAGCTAGTGAACCTGACTCATCAGTTTGCGTATGCCCCAGTTGTTGCACGGTTCAAATAATGATTGGTCCAGAGTATAAGTGTAACGAGTGTAATTACCCTCTAATAGATGAGGAACTAGAATCATGAAACGCTACAATGAATCAGAGCTGATTGATAAGATCATCGACTGCATGGATCGCAGCGATCAACTCAGCGACTGGGAGCGCGGGTTCATGTCAACCTGCCTCGATACCACCGACAAGCACATCATGCTGTCACAGGAACAGCGTGATATTATCCATACAACGTACAACAGGGTGACTGCTGATGAGTAAATACACTGAAGCTGAGATTAAAAAGTTACCAACACCACTGCTGAAGATAATCGTTCAACCGTTCTTCAGTGCTTATCTCACAGCGACACAGGTGATGGCAGGTTGGGAATTGTATAACAGACAGTTGCCAAAACGACCCCCTATGGTCAGTGACCGCTTGATTAAAATGACACTCAACAGCAAGTATGGTGTTTTCGGTGGTGATCAATCATGAGTAAATCAATGCTGGATAAGATACGTCAGGCGCGTGCTGAGTTCATCCCAGCCAAAGGCACCTTCCCGACCACCATCTACATGACTGAGTCAGAGATGAAGCAGCTCAGAAGCGAGATGAAAGCTCATCAGATCTGCACACGCAGGCGTGACTTGAAACAGCGTATGCGTCCTGACCTGTTGCCACCACTGCAACGAGTACCACCGATCCATGCTGGGTGTATGATACTCGGTATGACGATCGCTGAGACTGATACACCGGGGCTGCATCTGGAGCGTCAGTCATGAGCACCCGCATATCACCAGCTCAACGCAACGTGCTGCACAGCCTGACGGTCAACCTGCTGAAGTGGGACTCTGACCTCACTGAGTTCCAAAGGAAGCCTTACATAGCGTTACAGAGTAAAGGTTTGATTAAACTGACCACTGATGATAATGGTCATAATTACTGGGAGTTGGTGTGATGAGTGAAACAGGAATGAAGTTGACGATAGTAAAAAGCTATCTTCACGGAATAGCAACGCAATTAAATCTTGATCCTTATGGTTATCAGTCCTGGGATTTATTAGCAGATGGGATCGGACATTCTATTTATGAACGGCATCAGGAAGCCCAAGCATTGAAGGCAATGGTGAATGAGTTGCGTGAATCGCTCGACGATATTACGGAGTGCGGAGCTACTGGTGAGGATACGGATGTAATGCGCGATTATGCCAAAGACGCTCTAGCCAAAACCCCACAACAAGCCCTGGCCTCGCATAATGCAGGGATAGAGGAAGAGGTTATTGCTGACTTGTTAGAGAAGCTGAAAGACTATCTCGAAGAGCCAGCATGGAATCATTTAGAACACGCCACTAGAACAGTGGCCCGCAAATACCAATCGCCCACCAATGAAGACCAAATTGGTAGCAACTCATGAACCGCAACACAGCAGCAGCGAATAAAATATTGTACGGGCGCAGTACCAGAGCACCGACAGTATTCCGTGAACCTAAAGTCTCACCCGAGCAGAAAGCCAAACGCGACCAGATCGAAGAGATCAAGTTTAAGATGAACAACCCGTCTGATAAAGACCCACTTTTGTAAGGAGAGTGACAATGAATAACGACCAAGATCTTGAGAAAGCTGTAGCGCAATTATTGAGAAATTTAGTTTTCAATGAAGACGCAGTTCAATTTGGCAAATTAGCCAAAGAAATAATGGTAATTGTCCGTGAGCGCGATAGAGAATTGTTACACATTGCTTACGGACAATTACAGCAAAGTTCAACCGCTTATGATAGTGGCTGCAATATTATTCGGCAGATATTAGGAGAGTGACAATGAATCCATCATGCTTTAAAAAGAAACTCGACAGTGAAGCCTGTAACCACAGTTACCCTGTGTCAGATGAATGCTACCGGGATGAAACCATCAACTCAGCAGCACGTCACGCAGGTAAACTGTATCTCAAGAACAAGGTGATGAGACTCACTGACTTCGGTACAGTGCTGTGCTTCGTATCACCCGGGAGAATGTCATTATGAACTGGTACAGGTTACTCTGTTTGACTCTGATGATCGCTTCGGGGGTGTTTGTTGTTTATCTACTCAGCATCACAGTCGATATTGTGAAATTAATCGGAGAGGTGTTATGAAAAAACTATCACTAAACAAAGACCTGCCCATCGCACTATCAGCGGTGCCACCCGGCTGCACTGTAACCCGGTGCATTCGCATCAACATGGTGTGGCGTGTGTGGTTCCGTCATGACTGAATATCATTGTGTTAATAGCTGCAATAAATGCGGCGGTAAAAACGACGTAGGTCAGACGGACAGTATTGAAACCGGAAACATGGAGGTGAAGCAAGCAGGTCGAAATGTAACCACGATTTATAGCGAGGGTAAAATGTGCGAAGCAAGAACAAAATGCACAGTTTGTGGGCATGAGGATTACTGGGCTTATGGGTTCTTTGAGTCTATGCAGCACATAGAGAGTAAATGTGAAAAATACTCATTCTGAAGATAACTGCCAAGCCTACCAGACCTCCACTGGTGACTTCATCTGCAACAGGTGTGGTTACCAGTGGGATCGTGACGACACAGCACCACCGTGTAAGGACACCACTGCGAAGGCGAGTCAGTACACCAGGGATAAAGAGATGGTTAAGATTAAGGGGTTGTTGAAATGAGAACCCATGTCCTTATGGTGTTCATCGTGATCTATGCGGTTGCAGCTTTGTCGTTGATGTAGGTGTATATTTGCCTGTATGCCTATGAATACCTGTTAGGCGCTCAATACTTCTTCGTATTCATCGTCCTCAAGTAACTTAATATTTATTGGCCTGCTATTTTTTATACTGTAAAAAGAAGGTTGCTTACCGTGCTTATCTGCCCATGAATCTACAGCGGCCTTTATCAAGTCAACAAGTTCTTTGCCTTGCTCAACGGTACAATCAGGCCAGCTATCGCAGTATTCCCCCATCTCTTCATACGCCATGTCCATCATAGCTTCGAGATCGTTTGGCATGAAGTCAGAGGCGGTAAACTTCACCGGCTCACCGGCATATATCGTTCTTATGTCGCCAACTTTTACGCCAACATCATCAAACGCACTCTCACCGGCTTCATGTATGCTGTCATGATTATATGTTTCTTCGTCTGTGCTGTATTTTAATTCCATATCTCTATCCCGCGCCTAACAAGGCGCATCAGCGGGAACGCGCAAAGAGAGTGCGTCCCCTGTGTTAATTGGTTATATTCTTTGCTCAGCTAAAAGAGTCGTATCATCCATTCCTCTGGACTCAAGCCCTAATGTTTCACTTTCACCAAAACAGTTACCATTAACATCCACGAAGCCAGCGGATAATGGTGTTCTACTTACTCGATGCCATGCGCCATGCATTTGGTTTTTCAACCGACTGAGCGCATCAGCCATAACATCATGGTTAATGTTTCTAGGAAAAGTAATTATTTCTAAATCATTATCTTCATTAATCATACAAACGTATTTCATTTTTTAATCTCCAAAATATAACAAATCAATCAAGCGCGACGGATAACCATCACTTCACCATCTTCATCATCACTTCACCACGCACCTCTGTAATCTGACGCTGGTATTCATGATATAAGTCAGATGAATTCATTGCTTCGTACTTCTCTCTGTTACGCAGCACCCACAGTCTCACAGGTGTGCCTAAATGATAAGCACGAGCTTGCGAGAACCTGTTTGTCTCTTTGATGATCATACCTGTCTTCACTGGTGTGAAGTACCTGCCCTCAGTGTACATGTCACCCGGCGCGAATATAGCACCACTCTTCAATGTCTCTGACATGTCGCTGGCTGTCACCAGGTCACATTTGAACGCACCCAGTTGCTTATTGGCGAACGCTTCAAGTGTCTGCACCATCGGTGACTTAGATGCTTCTCTGATCTCACGCAGGAAGTCAGTCATTGGTGGAGCTTCAGCCGGGTTGAAGTCACTCAGGTCAACCTGATACATCAGATGGTATGCCACAGCTTGCCAGCCATTACCCTTCATCCAGTTCCATCGATCCTCCCAGTAGTCCAACCAGTCGCGTCGCATATTATCTTGATCATCACGCGGGTTGAGGTCAGACCATACCGCGAAGAATCGACGTGATGGGCCATTCAACCTGAGTGGCATCATGCTGTTAGTGGTCATGGTTGCGTTCAGTATGTTGCGGATCTTAATCGGCTTGATGCCTTTCTGATTCACACGCAGTGTATCCGGTGGAGCAGCTGCTAACGGCTTCAGTTTGTTACTGATCGCCATCGCCTCACGTCGGTCACCCAGCTCTGCTTCATTGATGTGCAGGTACTTGGTAGACAGCAGATGATCGTCGAAGTCACGCAGCAACTCTTCACCACTGATGACTGTGTAGTTGTCACCCATAGCTCGTGTAAGCGGGTACAACAGATAATCTTTACCACAACCCTCACCACTGCCTAACAGCAGCATGTGGTTGATCTTACGTTCAGGATGGCGCAAGGTGAACGCCATCCATTGTTCAATATGCTTCCTGTGCTCACTCCATCCGAGCGCGTCGAAGTGGTCGTGCCAGCGTGCGATGTCACCCTGCGCACCGTTTGACTGAGTGATGTCGGTCCAGGTGTTAGCATACATGGTGCCATTCTCATTGAATATCTGAGGTTGTTTCGGTGCATAGTCCAGCCGGTCAACCTTTCGCACTCGACCATCCTGTAGAGCTATCTTCCTGGCCTCAGCATCCTCATGACTGAAGCTGTTCTGGAATGCCTCAGTGCTGAAGAAGATGCGTGACTCCCAGTCATAGAACTGATTCAACTCTTTTACAAATACCACATTGTCATAGAAGTCAGCTTTGCTGGCTCGTTCACCGTACCATTGCTTACGCAGGTCTTTAAGAATCTCTTTTAAATCAACTTTTGACCACGACATAATGTCGCACACAGTGTTGTGCCAGTGCTTCTGATCGATCTTTGGCAGGTCGTCGGTGTATTTCAGCACCTGTGACGACATAGTGCGTGCTTCATTGCTGGTCGGATGCAGTCGCAGCAGCTCATCACAGAGCATCTGGATTGCATCGAGGTCAGGGGTTTCATCTACCTGTGCTGTTTCCTGTAATGGCAGTATATTTTGTGGTTGAAGGAAGCTAATAGGAACGGGTTCGGGGGTTCGTATTTGTTGAACCGGGGTAAGGAAACTGGGTTCGGCAATAGATGAGAACTCACGCATAATCTGCCAGTTTTTGAGTGTTCCAGAGAACTCCACATTGTGACTATCGATGAACCGAAGCAGGTCGCGTCCTGTACGCTCTTGACAAGCCCCATGGTGGCACTTAAACCCAATACTCCCGTCTGCGTTTGTGAACACAGCAGAGCCAGAATCGTCTGAACCCGTGTGGTCTTCCACCCACGGGCATGTGATGTCAAAGCGCCCATCAGATCGCACCTCTTTAATGTGAATAATTTCAGGAATGTTAATTAGCGGATGGTCAGATACAGCGGCTGCGCCATCGATACGTGACTCACGTCGCACCCGATCAAGATCAACACAGAACGGTGCAGCCAGTTGTTCAAGTGTCACACGTCTGGTTGGTTCCCATAATGTCAGTTGACATTTGTAAGGCACACCGTTGATCGACTTTGATGCTTTACTGTTTGACCCTTCAGGTAGGCGCACGTAGCGTGTGACCCCTTTCATACCTGGATCACGACCTTCAGGAGCTAGCCCGTTAGCAACCAGACCATCGAGTAAGTTCTCAACACGACTGCGATCTTCACATGGTTCATTGAGAATGTACCCCCACTGCTCCGAACCTTGTGATGTCTCAAGTATCCACGCAGGACTGGGTAGCTTTGACACCTCATCCATCGACAGCTTCTCTTTGACATCATCCAGCACGATCACCGGTGTATGTCTGAAGAGTGCTTTGCGTCTGCGTGCCTGCCCCTCGTCATCACAGTAGAAGTTACTGATGGTGAAGTATTGATTGCTACCGGGTTGGATATTGTACCGGCTGAAGTAGTCACCCTTCCATGCGATTAGGTGCTTGTCTTTAGGGATGTCACCTGGGTCATAGGGGAAGTCTGTTACATGTACCCACGGCGCATGTTCACCAAATAACGCAGTCAGGAATTCACTGTTTGTCACCATTGAATTGTTGCTCGGTTATTTAGTTAATTCTAATCTTGATGCACCACATTTCAACGCAAAGAACGCTTCTTCACCGTCTTCTCGCTTAGCATACACTCTACTATTCTCAACCTTTGTTATTTCAAGCAAGTCATCGATGTTTGCAAACCCCGGTGCACCCATACCAACCACTTTAACTTCATCACCAACTTCAATAGTTTCAAAATCAATCATAATCTCATCACCTTAATTTGAATTATTAGTTTACTTTGCGGCTTATTAATTTGAATTTAGGGTACACTTCCCCATCCCAACCAATATACATTTTGATTTCAGGGAGCTTGCTTATAAATTCAGCAGCGTTACCTTGTGCTGTCAGTTTCCCGTCGTCTGTAAACAAACCCAACGACTCATCGCGTATTGCGCGTTCTGATTTATTCTCTAAACCGTCAAACGATGTTTTTATTATTTCGACAACTTCACTCATAACTCATCACCTCAATTTGAACCGTTAATAATACGCCAACAGAATAGTTCTGTCATGGTGATATTAAGGGAGGTGTGGAACAATGTCAAATAAAATGTTGACAACTGCCACATTGTGCAACTAGAATAGAATCCGTAATCAATTTATTAACCGAGGGTTTAAACATGTCTGAGAATGATAACGAGGTGCTGGATGGTAACTTGCGAGTGCGAGTAAGCCAACAGGAACTCGATATTTTTGAAGCAAAATCTGAGCGCATGGGCAAACCCAGCGCAACTTTAGTCCGTGAAATTATAGCGGCATTTAATGATGGTCGCTTGCGTATCATCCCAACCAAAGGTCAAAAAGAATCTTTAGGAGAACTGTACAATGTCAATTGAAAACAACTTGAAACGTAGTGCTGATGCACTTGAATCTATCGCTGAGTCATTATCACTATTGTTAATTGCTATGGGCGGTAATACGAGTGTCACAGTTGCTGCTCCTATTGCTGCTCCCGTTGCTGCTCCCGCTGCTGCTCCCGCTGCTGCTCCCGCTGCTGCTCCCGCTGCTGCTGCTGCTGCTCCTGCTGCTGCTGCTCCCGCTGCTGCTGCTCCTGCTGCTGCTGCTGCTGCTCCTGCTGCTGCTGCTGCTGCTCCTGCTACCATCGAACCTGCCCTTCTGTCAGACATCGATATGAACAATGAACTGGTCGCTGAGTCGAAACGAATCGGTGATACTGATGCTGTCAGAAATGC